TTCTCGACCGGGAGATCGCGGCCCGCGAGGGCCGCGCCATCGTGCGCCAGGTGCGCATCGTCACCACCAAGGGTCTTTAGAATGGGTGTCCTGGCGCGCCTCCGGCGCCGGCTCGGCGGTCGCAGTCCCGTCCAGGCCCGCCTCGAGGGGGCCATGGCGCAGCGGCGCTTGCGCGGCTGGCAGCCGCCCTTGGAAAACATCAACTCGCTGGTCGCCTCGGGCGGCTCGCGGCTGCTGGCGCGGGCGCGCGAGCTGGTCGTCACCAACGGCTATGCCGCCAATTCTTGCGAGGCCTTCGCCGCCAATCTGGTCGGCGACGGCATCAAGCCCTCGTCGCTGATCGAGGATGCCGAGGTCCGCGACCGGGTGCAGCGGCTGTGGCTCGCCTGGACCGACGCGGCCGACGCCGACGGGCTCACCGATTTCTACGGCCTGCAGGCGATGATCGCGCGCGAGATGTTCGTCGCCGGCGAGTGCTTCGTGCGCTTGCGGTCGAGACGCCCCGAGGACGGCTTGCCGGTGCCGCTGCATCTGCAGCTGCTTCAGTCCGAGATGCTGCCCCTCGACAAGACCGCGACGCCGGCGGATGGAAGGCCCATCCGCTGCGGCATCGAGTTCGATCGGATCGGGCGGCGGGTTGCCTATCACTTCCGCCGCCGGCATCCGGGCGATGCCACCGATCGCTCGGATCCGCTGCCGGAGACGGTGCGGGTGCCGGCGGACGAGGTCCTGCACATCTACCGGCCGATCGACGCCGGCCAGATCCGCGGCCTGCCGCATGTGGCCCCGGCCATGGTCCGGCTCTTTCTGCTCGACCAGTACGACGACGCCGAGCTCGAGCGCAAGAAGACGGCGGCGATGTTTGCTGGCTTCATAACCAAGACGGCGCCCGAAGAAGCGCTCCTGGGCGAGATCGAGGCGGCCGACGACGGCAGCGCCACGGCGAGCCTCGAGCCCGGCACCATGCAGGTGCTGCTGCCGGGCGAGGATGTGAAGTTCTCCAGCCCCGCCGACGTGGGCGGCGGCTACGAGGCCTTCCAGTACCGCACGCTCCTGGGGGTCTCGGCGTCGCTAGGCCTCCCCTATCACCTGGTGACCGGCGATGTGCGCCAGGCCAACTACTCGAGTTTGCGGGCCGAGCTGGTCGAGTTCCGCCGTCGCATCGAGCAGCTCCAGCACGGCGTCATGGCCTATCAGCTCTGCCGGCCGGTCTGGAGCCGCTGGCTGGACGCGGCCGTGCTGGCTGGTGCGCTCGAGCTGCCTCAATACGCCCGCGCGCCAGGGCGCTACCGGGCGGTGCAATGGATCCCGCCGCGCTGGGACTGGGTCGATCCGCTGAAGGACATCCAGGCCCAGGTGCTGGCCATCGAGGCCGGGCTCGTGTCGCGGCGCAAGGCGGTCGAGGCGACCGGCTACGACATCGAGGAAATCGACCGCGAGAACGCGACCGACGCGGCCCGCGCCGCGGCTCTCGGCCTCACCTACCGCACCAGCCCCGGCGAGACGCAAGGATCGCGGGCGACGCCGGCGACGCGGCCCACACCGGAGGAGTAACCCGATGAAGACCTGGTATGCGATCCGCGCCCGAGATGAGGGCGCGGAGGTGATGATCTATGACGAGATCGGCGCCTATGGCGTCTCCGCCAAGGCGTTCCTGGCCGAGCTTGGCGACATTCCCGGCGATGGGGCGCTCACCGTGCGCATCAACAGCCCGGGCGGCTCGGTGTTCGACGCCGTCGCCATCTACAACGCGCTGAAGCGTCACCACGGGCCGGTCACCGTCTGGATCGACGGCCTCGCCGCCTCGGCCGCCTCATATGTCGCCATGGCCGGCGACGAGGTGGTGATGCCGGAAAACGCCTTCCTGATGATCCATGATCCGTCGGGCATGGTGCTCGGCACGGCGGGTGACATGCGGGCCATGGCCGAGGCCCTCGACAAGATCAAGGGCAGCCTCGTCACCGGCTACGTCGCCAAGTCCGGCGCCGCGGACGAGGACATCGCCGCGCTGATGGCCAAGGAGACCTGGTTCGACGCGACGGAAGCGGTGGAGCTCGGCTTCGCCGACCGGCTGGCCGAGCCGGTGCGCATGGCGGCGCGGTTCGATCTGACGCGCTTTCGCAACGCGCCGCCCGCCGTGGCCGAGGCCACGGCCCTGCCGCAGGCGGCCGAACTCGGCGCGCCCGAGGCACCAGACCATTCGCCGCCCGCCGTGGCCGAAATCACAGCCCTGCCGCAGGCAGCCGAAGGGGAGATCGATCCGGCCTCGGCCGTCGATCCGCCGATGGTCGCGGATGATGAAGCGGCTGTTCGCGCCGACGCCAGCAATGCATCCGAACCGCCAGTCGATGTCTCCGCCACCATCCGGGCCGAGACGCTCGCCCACGCCCGGGCCGTGGTCGACCTCTGCCGTCTTGCCGGCATGCCGCAACTGGCGGTCCGGTTCCTGGAAAGCGACACGTCTCTCGAGGCGGTCGGCGCGGCGCTGCTCGAGGCCAAGGCCGAGGCCGCGCCGCCCATCGACGGCCATCACCCGCAACCGGGCCGCTTCTCCGGCGCCCGCCCCTGGGGCGAGGTCATCGCCCGAGCCTTCCGCCCCACTCCTGGCCAAAAGAAAGGATAACCGACCATGACCGTTCTGACCGAGGGCCGCCATCCAGGCGGCTTTCTTGTTTGGGAGGCCGCGCGCGACTACTGCCGCGAGGCCGTCACCATCGCCGCCGGCACGCTCGAGCCCGGCACCGTGCTGGGCCGTATCACCGCGTCCGGCAAATACGCCGCCCACGCGCCGGCCGCCACCGACGGTACCGAGACCGCCGTCGCGGTGCTCTGGGGCAAGGCGGACGCCAGTGCCGGCGACGTCACCGCCGTTGCCGTCCTGCGCGGCCCCGCCATCGTCAACCGCCACGATCTCGTGTTCGCCGGCACGCCAGCCGAGGCCGAGATCGCCGCCGCCCATGCCGCGCTGAAGGCGGCCGGCATCCTGGTCCGCTAAGGGAGAACCGACACATGGCCACCATGGACATCTTCGAAAGCGATGCGTTCTCGATCATTGAGCTCACTCGCGCGCTCGAGAACATCCCCTACAAGCCGGCGACCCTCTCGGGCTCCGGGTTGTTCGCCGATCGCGGCGTGCGCACCCGCACCGTCGTCATCGAATCCCGCGACGGCACGCTGTCGCTCATTCCGTTCTCCGAGCGTGGCTCCGCGCACGAGCAGCAGGTGCCCGAACGGCGCAACGTGCGCGCCTTCGTCTGCCGCCAGTTCAAGAAGCAGGACGTGATCTGGGCCTCCGAGATCCAGGGCATCCGCGCCTTCGGCTCCGAGGGCGAGGCGCAGCAGGTCCAGGAGGAAGTGGCGCGGCGCCTGCGCCGGCTTCGGGGCGACGCCGAGGCGACCTTCGAATACCACCTGCTGAACGGTCTCCAGGGCCTGGTGAAGGACCCCAAGGACCAGGCGACGGTGGTCAATTACTACACCGAGTTCGCCATTACCCCGGCGGCCGAGGCGGACTTCGATCTCGACAACGCCACCCCCGCCTCGGGCGCCCTGCGCAAGAAGTGCCAGGCGCTGATCGAGAGCGTCGAGGCCGATCTCGGCGGGCTCGCCACCGGCGCGGTGGCGTTGCGGGCGGAGTGCGGCTCGGTCTTCTTCGCCGATCTCATTGCCCACAAGGAGGTGCGCGAGACCTTCCTCAATACCGCCGCCGCCGCCGATCTGCGCGGGCGCGTTGCCGACGAAACCAGCTTCGGCGGCATTACCTTCCGGCGCTATCGCGGCTCCTCGGCCTTCGGCGTGCCGGCCGACAAGGCGTATCTCTACCCCGAGGGCGTCGACGGGCTGTTCGAGATCTACTACGCCCCGGCCGACACCTTCGAGACGGTCAACACGCTGGGCCTGCCGCTCTACGCCCGCGCCATCCCCGATCGGGATCGCGACGAGTGGGTGCGCCTCGAGATCGAGAGCAATCCGCTGCCGATCTGCACCCGGCCGCAGGTGCTGCGCACCGGCAAGCGGACCTGAACCTCGCCCGGGATGCGACGCGGCGGCTGGGCGACAAACAGGAGCCTAGAGCAATTTCTTATCGGACGGAATCTTAAGGGATTCCCATTGGCGGAGATTTATGATTCAAGATATGGGCTGGTGAAGGAGGCCAGCCTGCATGACCAGACCTCTTTCGATTGATCTTCGGGCCCGGTTGGTATCGGCGGTTGAAGGCGGCTTGTCGCGGCGTTCCGCCGCCGAGCGCTTTGGGGTGGCGGCTTCGACCGCGATCAAGTGGGTCAGTCAGTGGCGGCGCACGGGCCGGCTCGATCCCAGGCCCCAGGGCGGGGATTATCGCTCGCATCGGATCGAGGCTTATGCCGAGGAGATCCTGGCCCTGATCGATGAGACGCCGGATATCACCCTGGCCGAGATCGCGGCGCACCTGGATGAGGCGCATGGGCTGAAGGTCGCCCAGAGCACGATTTGGCGGCTGTTGGATCGCCGCGATCTTACCTTTAAAAAAAACCGCGCACGCCGCCGAGCAACAGCGGGCTGACGTTCTGTGTCGCCGGCAAGCCTGGTTCAAGGCCCAACCCGACCTGGAGCCGGGGCGCCTGGTGTTCATCGACGAGACCGGCGCCTCGACCAAGATGGCCCGGCGTTGCGGCCGGTCCCCGCGCGGCCAACGCTGCCGGGCACCGGTGCCTCATGGCCATTGGAAAACGACAACCTTCGTCGGTGCGCTCAGGCTGGGGGGCATGACCGCGCCCATGGTTCTCGATGGCGCCATGCATGGCGCCGCCTTCCTTGCCTATGTCGAGCAGATACTGGTGGCGACATTGAAGCCCGGCGATATCGTGGTGATGGATAATCTGCCGGCCCACAAGCCCGTTGCCATCCGCCAGGCGATCGAAGACGCCGGCGCCGAACTCCGCTTCCTGCCGCCCTACAGCCCGGACTTCAACCCCATCGAGATGGCTTTCTCCAAGCTCAAGGCCTTCCTCAAGAAAGCCGCCGCCCGAACGGTCGAGGATCTCTGGGACGCCATCGCCAAAGGCATCGACACCTTCACGCCCGAGCAATGCCGGAATTATTTCGTGGCCGCGGGATATGACCGTGCATGATCGGAAAATGCTCTAGCAATGGCGGTGGATCTCTCGATGGCGGTGGCGGCGGGCTTCGACGCCTTCGGCGTTGACGCCACCTACACGCCGCCGGCGGGCAGTCCGGTCGCGGTCACCGTGATCGTCGACCAGCCGACCGAGGACAGCGCCATCGGCCCCGGGCTTGCCGTGTCGCGGCCCTCGCACACGGCGGACTTGCGCCGGAGCGAGGTCGCGGCCCCGGCGGCCGGCGCGACTCTCGCCATCGGGCCCGAGAGCTTCCGGGTGCGCAAGGCCTCGCTCGACCGCGCCGGCCTGGTCTGGCGTCTGGATCTGGAGAAGCAGTAGCGGTGCCAGCGATCCAGGAGCAGGTGCTGGCGGCGTTATTCGCCAGGCTGCAGACGCTCGCCGGCAGCGTCGCCGGCCTGCAACTCGAGCGCGAGCGCGACACCGAGGTGACCCAGTTCCCCTTCGTCGTGCAGCGCGCCGGCGACGAGCGGACCGAGACGATCGCCAGCGGCATCGCCGATCACTTCCTGGAGGTCGAGATCGAGGCCTATGCCGAGGGCACGACGGCCCTGGCGGCGCGCCAGGCCGTCAGCGACCTGCAGGCAAGGATCTGCAACCTGATCGCGGCCGATCCGGGCCTCGCCGGCACGGCCGTCGACGCGGCCGGGACCGGCATGCGCGGCGCCGTCGAGTTTGCGAGGGGGCAGCAGCCGGCCGCCGCCGCCGTCTTTCTGTTCGAGGTCCACTACCAGACGCGCGAGGCGGACCGCTACGCGGTGCCGTGACGGCATGATTCCCTGGCTGCCGGCCGGCGGCCGCAATCCCAAAGGAGACCTCCATGGTCGATACACCGCGGCACCGGGCGGCGGGCGAGGCGCCGCGCCCGGCAAGCAAGTCCGTCCTGAGCGATGCGCCGCCGCGATCCGCCGACAAGGCGACGATTGCCGAGGCGTCGGCCCTGGGGTCGCCCCCGGCCGAGGCCGGCGAAGTCAACAGATCCGCGCGACGGCGCGCCGAGAAAGAGGAGAGCTGAGCCATGGCGCTACGCACGCGCAACGCGGCGATCCTGTTCAAGGCCGAGAGCGTCGAGGGCAGCTTCGAGGCGCCCTCGGCGGCGAGCGACGGCGTGCTCGTCGAGGCGCCGGACGTCCAGCTCAACCCGCAGAACGTCGACACCAACGAGGTGACCGGCTCGCTCGACGGGCGCGGGCCGATCGTCGGCGGGTTGCAGGCCAAGATCTCGTTTCCGGTCTATCTGAAGGGCACTGGCATGCCGGGCGTGGCGCCGGAGTTCGGCGACATGCTGCGGGCCTGCGGCTGGGCCGAGACCATCACCAGGACCGACATCGTCGCAGGCACCATCGCCGCTGCCGCCGGCGGCCAGTTCACCGACAGCGCCAACGGCCTCGCCGCACTGACCATCGGCACGGCGTTCCATGTGTCGGGTTTTGCCGCTGCCGGCAACAACGGCGAGTTCCGGGTGACGGCTTCGGCGGTGGGATCGATCACCGTCACCAAGGCGGATGGCTCGGCGCCCGGGCTCATCACCGAGGCGGCCGGAGCCGGCATCACCATCCGCAGGGGCATCGCCGGCGTGGCGGCCACCGCCGGCACCACGACCGGTTTCACCGCCCAGGCACCGTGGGCGGCCGTAGCACAGCTCTACCGCGGCATGCCGGTGCTGATCGGCGGCAACCCGGCGTCGCCAATGTCCGCCTTCATCTCGGACTACTCGGTAGCACGCCTCGCCGCGCTCACCGACCTGTTCGGCTCGGCCTTGAGCGCGGCCAGCGAGGCGAGCATCCCGGCCAACGTGCTCTACGCGCCGGCGAGCGTAGCGATCCCGTCCGGGTCGATGGAGGTCTACCGCGACGGCGTGGTCTATCGCTTCAAGGGCTGCCGCGGTAACGTCTCGTTCGAGTTCCCGGCGGCCGGGGCGCCGCGGGCGCGGTTCGAGTTTACCGGGCTCTACGATTCCAAAGCCGACGCCGCGGTGCCGGCGGTCACCTACGACTCCACCAGGCCGGGCACCTTCCGCAACTCCAGGATGCTGGTGAACCGGGCGCCGGCGGCGCTGCAGTCGATCAGCCTCG